CTCCCGATTTTGTATTAAATATGCAAACAAAACAAGGTCCATATACATATGAAGAAATTTTAAATATTTTGAACACAGAAGACTGGACATATCCTGAAGACTTGATATAATACTCATATGCTCCTAGAATATTTTAAAGATAATCCGTACATCCCAGATCCAAATTTTCAGACCAAGATGGCCGCATGCTTTGACCTTGCTGCATACATTCCAAAGAATGAAAAAGTCAAAGTTTACTCTGGCAAAGAATGTATGGATGTCTCCCCAATATATGACTACCTTAAAGATCTACAAAATTCATCCTAATGCGGTTCTTCCAAAACACGCCACCCAACAAGCGGCGTGTTTTGATATTTCAGCATGTGGCGATACTACTGTTCCCGCCCATCACACCATGTCAATTTCAACTGGTATAATTTTAGATATTCCAGTTGGTTATTCTGTGCGTATTCATCCACGCTCAGGATTGGCTTACAAGAAGGGAATCACTCTTCTCAATGCAGAAGGAATCATTGATTCTGATTATACAAATGAATTGATGGTTCTTCTATACAATACATCGAATGTGCCTTTTGTTGTTAAACACGGTGATCGTATTGCACAGGGAGAATTGATGAAGAATCTTGACTATACAATCGAAGAGTGCTATACTGCTCCTTCGCAGAAAACCGACCGTGTTGGTGGTTTTGGTAGCACGGGCGTTCAATGACTAATATAGAAAAAATAGTTAAAGAGTTTTTTGATTCCGCAGACACGGATGGAGTTCCCAATTTATCCACACATAAATGGAAAGAATTAAACTCTGATTATACCAAGCAAGAAATCAAAGAAGGTCTTGCTTTGTATATTATCAATCATAAACCTAAATTTCCATTTAGAAAAATTGAATTATCTACAGTAAAAAATAAATTTGCATCTTTATCAACAGAAGATCTGTCTCATTATATTATAACGCCAGATAAAGATAAGGTACTTGAAAAATATAACGATTACAAATATCCATACTCCAAGCATGGTTTATTTTTAATTGATAATGGTCATTACTATAATGATATAAGTAACTATTTTCAACAAGAGAATAGATTGTCTTGTCCCTCTTATGGGTTTGCATCACCAATTGATATTTGGAATGATCATGATTTATTGATGAAGATGAATTGGATTTTTTGGAGAATGGGAACAACTACAATTAATGAAACAAATATTCGTGGTTCTTTCCGTTTGGGTGCATATGTTGCAACACAATTTAAACCCCATGTCGCAACAGTTATATATGATCTAAGAGACTCAAAGCATGTTTTGGATTTAAGTATGGGTTGGGGGGATCGTTTGGCTGGATTTTATACATCAAGAGCAACACATTATTATGGTTGTGATCCAAATCCAAAATCATTTGAATTGTATAAACAACAGGTAGTTGCATATGAAAGTTTCTTAGGTAACACTAAATCTTTCTTCCATCAAATAGATGAACATACATGGTTATTTGAAGGAATTAAAACAGTCTATATGCAAAATCTTCCTGCCGAAGATAGCAATGTATTTGACCAAGCAGAGATGGATTGTGTTTTCACCTCTCCTCCTTATTATTCTACCGAACTTTACAATAAGGGCGGAGAAAAGGAAGAGAACCAATCATGGCATCGCTATCCCGATTATACCGATTGGTTAAATAAATTCTATCTTCCTGTTATGAAAAGAGCATATGATTGTCTTTCTTATAAGGGTATGATGATGATCAACATCATGGATCCGACTATAAAAGGAAAGCGGTATAGAACCTGTGATGAAATGGTAGATTACATTACATCAATTGGTGGTAATTTTATTGGTCAAATTGGTATGAAAATAAAGCAAAGACCAAAAAAGATGGAAAAGGGAGACTTGTTGGAACATTTGTCGGCAGATTTTATTGAAAATATTTGGTGTTTTTCAAAGACACAATATAAATGGGTTGCTAAGAAAAGAGCATCACTTGAAGATTTAATGGAGTAATATTATGACAAGAGAAGAATTATTGGCGTTTCATTCTGAATTGTGCAGCGAAGCTAAAGCATTGATGAGTCTAAAAAATAAAGACTACGCAGGTAATGAAGGCACAGAACCTTTTGCAAATTTCACCCGCGTAGAATCTATGGGTATTTGTAAGACAGAACAAGGATTTATGGTTCGCCTTACAGATAAAATGAGTAGATTGAGTTCTTTTGTTCGGGCAGGAAAAATGCATGTAAAAGATGAGAGTTTTAAAGATACCTGCATCGATGTAATTAACTACATGGTTTTATTGGCAGCCTATGTTAGTTCCAAAGATCAAGAACAGAAAAAAGAATTGCTGGTAGAAAATAATAAGAATAGTATTGACTCATCCACAAACAAAACGATATAATACTACCATGTCATTTTATACCAATGTATTTTCATACGGAAATAAGATTCTCTATCGGGAAAGAGATGAATCCGGTGTGTCCACCAAGAATGAAACTTATTTTCGACCTTCTCTATTTGTAAATACAGATAAAAAGACAGACTATAAAAGTATTTTTGGCAAATCTTTGGACAGGGTTGAATTTGAGAATAAAGATGAATACATGAAATTTATTGAAAGATATTCCGATGTATCTGGATTTGAAATTCATGGCGAAATTCAGGCAGAGTATCAATTTATTCGAAACAATTATCCCGATTGTCAGCCGAACTATGATTTGCTAGATATTGCCTATATTGACATAGAAACGACAAGTGAATTTGGATTTCCTAATTTTCAGTCACCTGAAGAAAAAGTTATTGCAATTTGCATTAGCAGGAAAGACGAACCCTCTGTTGTTTTTTGTCTAGGCGAATACAAGAAACAAAAAGATGAAATAGTTCACTGCTTCGACAATGAAGATAATCTTCTTTATATGTTTTTAGAATACTTTTCCGGTCGATATCCCGATATCATTAGTGGATGGAGTATTCGTTTTTTCGATATTCCATATCTCTACAACAGAATAATTCGACTTCTTGGGGAAAAGATTGCAAAGAAACTTTCACCTTGGAATGTCATAAAGGAAAAGATTGTAGATCGTGGAGTCATAGGAAAACATGTAGTCTATGATATTGTTGGTATTTCGATTCTTGATTATTACGAATTGTACAAAACATTCACATATGTAAATAGAGAGTCATATAAATTGGATTATATTGCATCTGTCGAATTAGGGGAAAAGAAACTGGACTATACTGAATATGAAAGCATTCAAGAATTTTATCAAAAGAATTTCCAAAAGTTTATCGAATATAACATCAAAGATGTCAAACTGGTTGAACAGCTTGACGATAAACTCCAATTAATGAGATTGGCAGTTACTCTTGCATATTCTGCCGGAGTTAACTTCAATGATATTTTTTCTCAGGTGAAAACATGGGATGTTATCATTTACAATTATTTGGCAAAGAAAAACATAATCATTCCAGCCAAAAAGCGTTCTAGGAAAGACGAACAATATATTGGTGCTTATGTAAAGGAACCTATCGTCGGTATGCACAAATGGGTTGTATCTTTCGACTTAAATAGTCTATATCCCCATTTGATCATGCAATACAACATTTCCCCCGAAACATTGACTGCCGATGGAATGAGAGGTCTTGTTAGTCCTGATGGCGTTCTCAAGAACGGTCCTGTATCCATGAAATCTATAGACGATCTTAGCAGCAAAAATCTATCTATTGCCGCAAATGGAACGACTTATACCAAAGAAAAGCGCGGATTCCTACCAAATTTGATGGATGATATGTACAAAGATCGTAAGATGTACAAAACCAAAATGATTCAGGCAGAAAAGGAACTTGAAAAGGTTGAGGCAGAAATAAAACGAAGAGGACTTGGTTGACAGAGAAATAAGATGATGTTATAATGCTCGTCATGGAAACGAGAAACATCATCGACCACTACCATTATTGGAATCATGATGCAATACTTGCCGATTTGGATACGAAAAGAAATAATTTTACTGTCTGTTGTTGTAATGTTGGAAACGACTTTAATATTGCAACGATTATTCGGAACGCAAATGCCTTCCTTTCTAAAGAAGTTTGGATTTACGGCAGAAAGCAATACGACAGGCGCGGAACAGTAGGTACACATCTTTACACCAAATTTAAGCATGTAAAGGAAATTGAAAGTCTTTCGGAACAAATTGAAAGTCTAAAACAGGACTATGGTTGTGTTAAAGTAGTAGGAGTAGATAATGTTACTGATGGAACAAGAATTTGTTTGCCAATTGACTACTACACTTGGGATTCTGAGTGTCACCATCTTGTAGTTTTTGGTCAAGAACAAATCGGAATTCCAAAAGAAGTTCTTGACATGTGTGATGATGTGGTGTATATTAGACAGTTCGGAACGGTAAGAAGTTTGAATGTTGGTACTGCAAGTGGGATTGTGATGTACGATTATTGCAGTAAAACTCTTTGACATTTTTTGGCCTCGGTGGCGGAATAGGCAGACGCAATAGATTCAAAATCTGTCGTCCTTTGGACATGAGGGTTCGATTCCCTCCTGAGGCATTCCTTTGTGGTGTAACGGTAACACGGGAGACTTTGGATCTCCTTTTCTTGGTTCGAATCCAGGCAAAGGAACTTATGGCGCGATAGACCAATCGGCAGAGTCAATAGACTTAAAATCTGTGTAGTGTGGGTTCGAGTCCCACTCGCGCTATTCAATGTATGGTGTCTGGTAAAGCAGACTAGGACAATCAACCGGCCGGTGCTTGTCTGAAAAGATGAAATATAAGGTCGCATTAACGGGCAACAAGGTTCGTAGAACCTTGCCTTATATTAGTCGAATGGGTGCAAGTCCCTCACCATACTTAACTTATGCGGATGTAACTCAATGGTAGAGTGCTAGCCTTCCAAGCTTGCTGTTGAGGGTTCGAGTCCCTTCATCCGCTTTTTATGCACAATGTTAATATACCTCATTTTTATTGTTATCTTCGTAAAGAGCACATGTACCAGCATGAGCTGCATAAGGGAGAATTTGACAAGGTCTTGGTATTCGGCGCACAGTCATGTGCTGGATATGCCATGACTTTTCATGTTATGACTGACTACGGAATCGTTCGTAGCAGAGTCCCTATTCATATGCTATGTTGGAAGCCAGATGCTCCTTTAATGCCACTTGATCATCTACAACTTTGGGATTGTTTCCATGAAAATGTATCCACGGTTGAATATGATGCTCTCTTTGATTGCAGAGCAAAGGTTGTTCTGAAAGACAAGACCGAGCATTGGGGTGATTATGTAATGACCTTTGATTGGTATAGGAATGCCTATTCGGAGGAACCTACGCAATATAAATGCCTTCACATGATTGCACTTGACAACGGAAACTATACACTCCAGCCGAACAATAGAATATTTTGGAAAAACATGTCATTTGTCACCAAGCCATTCCCAGAAAAACCTGACTTCAAGGTTGACAACAAGGCATGGAAGTGCGAAGGTGAGAGTGATCGTTGGATCATCGATGGTCATGATGACAATTATTACTATGATATAAAACCGACTAAATAATAATTATGAGTAGAAAACATAGTGCAGGAAAAGGCGATTCCTTTAGAAAAGTAGATAAGAAAAAGTATGATAAGAATTTTGAAGATATCTTTGGTAAGAAAAACAAACAACCAAAGATAAATAAAAAGTAAGATTTTCCTTTGTAGCTCAGTCGGTAGAGCAGAGAGCTGTTAACTCTCGGGTCACTGGTTCGAATCCAGTCGGAGGAGTTTATGAACGATTTTGTAATTATATTAATAATGGTTTTTTTTGTTATAGTTGGTGTTGCTGCAACACACGAACTATATAATCTCATTTGTATTTTGTTGAATAAAATTTATGAACGACGATGAATTAAAAGTTTGTCATGAAATTGTGGAGGATGCCATTCATTGGTATTCTGAATTTTTTCATTCTGCAAGTTGGTTAATTGATATTGAATATATTGTTCTTGATAAGTTCAAGACCAACGATAGACATATACAAGAATTTAGGCAATATCAATTAGATGCAATGAAGAAATTAATTGATGAAGGAAAATGGGTTCGTTGGTGTGATACCTGTCAAGGAAAAACTATAACAGAACTATATAATATTACCGGAGAATAGCTCAGCTTGGTAGAGCGCCTGCTTTGGGAGCAGGAAGTCGTCAGTTCAAATCTGGCTTCTCCGACTGAAATGGAGTGAATATGGAATACACCGCAGGACAAGGTTATAAAGATGGTCATCGTGATCGTAACGAAGGAAAGGCCAATATGGCCGCTTTTGGTCGTGTTACAGAAAATACAATGTATTGGCACGAATACGATATGGGTTGGAAGCAAGCAGACTCAGAAATAATGCAAGAAGCAAGAGAAAGTTCTCGCAATGGCAGAAATTTTCTGGTAGACTGATTGCATGATCTGGTTCACTAGCGACACACATTTCAGTCACAATAATATTCTTCACTATACCAATAGGGAAAAGTATTTTAAAAACGTGAATGAAATGAATAAATCACTTATTCATAACATAAATGATTGTGTCTCTAAAAAAGACACTCTTTATCACTTGGGTGATATTTCTTTAGGAAAAGGCAAACATTGGACTTCAAGTATTAATAATATCTTTTCAAATATTAAATGCGAGAATATTCATGTGGTCCTTGGTAACCATGATCCTTCCATTCGTTCAGAACATGTTAATAATAAGCATTTTAAGTCAGTTGAGCACTATTGTGAAATAAATATTGGTGGTTATGTGCCAAAAGAACTTAAGAAATTCAATATTTGCATGTACCACTACCCAATGACGACATGGAACAGAAAATGCCCAATACACCTACATGGTCATTGCCATGGAAAATTGGGGTTTATAACATCGCCCTTCAAGGAGGGTTATATTCGTTATGATGTTGGTGTTGATTCTGAAGGATTAAATTATAGACCGATATCGGTGATTCAACTAATGAAAAATTACACAAGTCAAATATCGAAAGATTCCAAAAATGATTGAAACAATACAAATTATATTGACTTCTATTGTTTGTTATGGGATTTATAGAATAGCGTATTCGAGAGGATACGATAATGGTCAACACATAGGATTTACTCATGGTCTATGGAAGGCATCTGAAAGAAAATCTTTACGGATGAAACCATCCATTCCCGCAAAAAAGCAATATAGTTTAGTTGACTGATATTTTAGTTTGTGATACTATACATCTATGGACTTGAATAAACTAACAGACAAAGAACTGTTGGATTTACAACATAAACTTGAATATGATATTTCACAATATCATAACTTTCAGTTGGTGAAGAAGATTCAATTGAATTCTGCATATGGCGCAATTGGAAATGAGTATTTCCGATATTACAGCACCGAAGTTGCAGAGGCTATTACATTGTCGGGTCAATTGTCGATTCAGTATATTATGAATGAACTGAATTCGTTTTTGAATAAAACCCTAGAAACAACAGATATAGATTATGTCATAGCATCCGACACAGATTCTGTGTATTTGAATATGGGCGCATTTGTTGACAAATTCATACCAAAGAACAAAAATACAGAGGATACTGTGGCTCTTTTGGACAAGGCTGCAAATACGATTATTCTTCCATTTATCAAGAAGAAGTTCGATCAACTTGCTCTTAAGATGAATGCATATGAGAATAAAATGGTTATGGGTAGAGAAGTAATTGCAGACAAGGGAATTTGGACTGCAAAGAAGCGGTATATGTTGAATGTATGGGATAGCGAAGGAGTACGATATTCTCAACCAAAATTAAAAATCAAGGGAATTGAAACCACTCGCAGTTCTACGCCAGAAGTTGTCCGTGACAACTTAAAATTGGCAATTGATATTATTCTGAATAAAACAGAAGATGATCTAATTACATTCATTGAAACGGTGAAAAAAGACTTCTATAGTTATCCTGCCGAGAAGATTGCGTTTCCTAGAAGCGTAAACGGTATGGATAAGTACAAGGACAGTTATTACATCTACAAGAAGTCTACTCCTATTGCGGTCAAGGGTGCGTTAATTTATAATCACCATGTCAACAAGAATGGTCTTGATAAGAAGTATAAATTAATTGGAGAGGGAGATAAAATTAAATATCTTCACTTGAAGAAACCAAATCCACTTGGCGGAATGAAAGGCGAAGATCAAATCATTGCATTTCCTTCTAAGTTGCCAAAAGAATTTGAATTGGAGGGATACATTGATTATGGAACGCAATTTGAAAAGTCGTTTCTAGATCCCCTATCCAGTATTTTGAATGTTATCGGTTGGAATTACGAAAAGAAGAACACATTGGAAAGTTTATTTTCATAAGGAGAAAATATGAGCGATTTTTTGAAAACATTTATTAAAGAGTCTGGTAATCAGTTTGCTTCCGTAGTCGATGATGGTTTGGAAGGAAGCGATGTTAGTGCATATGTCGATACTGGTTGTTACATCTTGAATGGCTTAGTTTCTGGTGATATTTACAAGGGACTGCCAGATAATAAAATTGTTGCATTGGCAGGCGAGCAAGCAACTGGTAAAACTTATATTACTATGGGAATGATATCTAAGTTTTTAAACGACAATCCAGAAGCAGTAGTTCTTTACTTTGATTCCGAGCAAGCAGTAACTTCCGAGATGTTCCGTTCGCGTGGAATTGATCCAAAGAGAGTTGCAGTATTTCCGGTTTCGACGGTAGAAGAATTCCGCAGACAGGCAATTACCATCGTTGACAAGTATTTGGAAATGCCAGTAGACAAGAGAAAGAAGACAATGATGGTTCTTGATTCTCTTGGTATGTTGTCTACCTCAAAAGAGATGAGCGACACTGCCGAAGGCAAGGAAGTTCGTGATATGACTCGCTCCCAAGTAATTAAGTCAACCTTTAGAGTTCTTACAGTTAAACTTGGTGTTGCACATATTCCCATGATCTTTACCAATCACACTTATGATGTTATTGGTGCATATGTTCCTACCAAGGAAATGGGCGGTGGTGCAGGATTGAAGTATGCAGCATCAATCATAATCTATCTTTCAAAGAAGAAAGATAAGAATGCCGATGGTGAAGTTGTTGGAAATATCATTCACTGCCGTCTAAACAAGGGAAGATTTACCAAAGAAAACAAAATGGTAGATGTGCGTCTGAATTATGAAACAGGCCTTGATCCTTATTACGGTCTTGTTGACTTGGCAGTTGAACATGGTATACTGAAGAAGACATCGGGAAGAGTGGAACTCCTTGATGGATCTAAAATTTTTGAGAAGCAAATGTATGAATCACCTGAAAAATATTTTACAAAAGAACTTCTTAACAAGATTAATGAGGCAGCAAATAAAGAATTCTGTTACGGTTCAACCAAGGCAGAAGAAGATACTGGAGATTCTGAATGAACAGCATAGAACAGATTATACTTCACAACCTGATAAAAAATGAGTCTTACTCCCGGAGAGTGACGCCATTTCTAATCAAAGATTATTTTCATGATCGTTCAGAGAGATTTGTTTTTGAAACGATTCAGGATTATATTGTGAAGTATAATAGCCTCCCCACAAAGGAGGCACTGTTCATTATCATTGATAAGAATCGATCAGTAAGCGACGATGAAGTAAAGCAGATATCTGAAATCATTGAGAGTATATCGAAAGATTCCGATCCTGTTGATGTTGATTGGCTAACAAAGGAAACAGAAACCTTTTGCAAAGATAAAGCAGTTTATAATGCAATCATGGAATCTGTTAATATCATTGATGGAAAGTCACAGCAAAGTGCCGGATCTATTCCTGATATACTAAGCAAAGCATTGGCGGTTTCGTTTGATCCTAATATTGGTCACGATTATATCGAAGATTATTCTAAGCGATATGATTTTTATCATATCACCGAAAAGAAAATTTCGTTCGATTTGGAATACTTCAATTCAATTACAAAGGATGGAATTGCACCCAAGACTCTGAACATCGTCATGGCAGGTACAGGTGTTGGTAAGTCTTTGTTTTTATGCCATCATGCTGCTTGCTGTTTGAAGCAAAACTTGAATGTTCTGTATATTACTTGTGAGATGGCAGAAGAGAGAATTGCAGAAAGAATTGATGCAAATTTCTTGGATGTGAATCTGGACGATCTTAAGGATTTGACGAAGACGGTATATGAGAAGAAGGTAGAATCTGCTGCCGCAGGAGTTACCGGAAAGTTGATCATCAAAGAATATCCAACGGGTGTTGCAAATGCCAATCACTTCAGATTTCTTCTAGATGAGTTGAAACTAAAGAAGAAGTTTAAACCTGATATTATCTTTATTGACTATCTGAATATTTGTTCTTCCTCTAGATTCAAGGGCGCAAAGAATGTAAACTCATACGAGTATGTTAAATCGATTGCCGAGGAATTGAGAGGTCTTGCGATTGAATACAATGTTCCTATATTCAGCGCAACACAAACTAATCGTGCAGGATATTCAAATACTGATGTTGATTTGGAAAACACTTCAGAATCGTTTGGATTGCCTGCAACTTGCGATTTCATGTTTGCCCTTATATCTACAGAAGAACTTGATGAACTTAATCAGATAATGGTAAAACAATTGAAGAATCGGTATAACGATAAAGCAAAGAATAGAAAGTTTATCGTTGGAATCAACCGAGCAAAAATGAAATTATTTGATGTTCAGAAAGAAGATCAAGGATATATTGCCGAGAGTGGTCAAAAGAAAGAGGATTTCTTCTCAAAGGAAAGAAAGCAAACTCCAAATTTCAAAGACCAAAAGAAGTTTGATTCTTGGAAGATATAATGTCAACTTATATAGACAAAAAATACATTAATATGGTTTCTTCTCTTTTGGAGAAATTCAAATGGAAGAAAGACAATCTTGCAAATTGCCGCTGTCCTCTGTGCGGAGATTCAGACAGAAGCAAAATAAAAGCAAGAGGTTATTTCTTTAAAAAGGGAAATGATTTCTTCTACAAATGTCATAATTGTGGTATAGGTCATAATTTGCATAATTTCTTAGAGAAGATATCTCTACCATTATGCAAAGAGTATGCTTTAGAACGATATAGATCCGGCGAAAACGGTAATTCTAATTTCAAGAAGCCTGAAAAAGAAGAAATATATCCATTCACCTCTGATATCAAGTTTGATAGCTTAAATAATTTCAAATCTGCAAAAAACAATGTAGATGATGAACATATTTCTGCTTTCATACAAGAAAGACAAATACCGGAGAATAGATTTTGTGATATAGGATATACTGATGATTTTGGCGCATTTGCAAAACAATTTCAATCCCATTATAGTTTAGCACAAGAAGAACGAATTATCATTCTGATTCGAGATAAAGATGAAAATATAATTGGAGCTCAAGGAAGAACACTTTCTAAACTGCCAAAGAAAAATGTTCCAAAGTATATCACACTAAGAAAAACAGAAGATACTAAATTAATCTATGGTATTGATAGACTAAATCAAAGAAAACCATTTTATATAGTTGAGGGGCCAATAGACAGTATGTTTGTTGATAATTCTGTTGCGTGTTTGGGTAGCAGCGGATTTATTGACATGGCAAAAGAATATCCAAAAGGAATATTCATTTTGGACAATGAACCAAGAAATAAACAAACTGTTGAAATTCTTTTGGAACTTGTTAAAATGGGGGTTAATGTTGTTATCTGGCCATCCACTTGCAAAGAAAAAGATATAAATGAAGTAATGAAGAAGCAAGGGAAAAAATATATGGATGCAATACTACAGAATTGCGTTTATTCAGGATTGAAAGCGGTTTTAGAATTTCATAATTGGAAAAAATGCAATGTCTGAAGGAAAAGATGATTATTTGCTGACAAGAGCCGTTGCTGAATTTGGACTCAAATTTGCAGAATATGTAAATGAAATGAATCCCGATTTGTGGAGAAGAGCTATTGATTACGCAAAGCATTATACAAAAGTTGATGGTATAGAATTTAAAGATGTGAAAAAGGAAAAATTAAATGACACATATGAAGATTAATGTTTTGGATTCTATTGGATTTGTACAGTTTGTATCTTGCATGGGTGACGATCTCACCGTTGTAAATGCAGCAAGAGTATCTTTCAATAAAGAAAGCGAATGGGAAGAAGTTAACCATGAAGGCGATGGCATACTTAGTGAGAAAGATATAAAGTTAATTAGATATCTTGCAAAACATAAACATTGGACACCATTTGCACATCCCCAAATTACGCTACGAATTAAGGCGCCAATTTTTATTCGCACTCAGCTTTTCAAACACAAAGTAGGATTTGTCGAGAACGAAGTATCGCGCCGTTATGTAAGCGATCCACCAAGTGTGTATTTTCCGCGTTGGCGCAGCAAACCCACAAACGGCGCCAAGCAGGGATCGGAAGACTTTATGAATATTGATGATGATTATAATTTGGTAAATCGTCATTATGAAATGACCGTTCGAGAGGCATTGCTCACTTATGATGAACTTTTAAAACGTGGCGTGGCTCCTGAGCAAGCACGATCTGTGCTCCCACAAGGAACATATACCGAGTGGTGGTGGACAGGATCTCTATCGGCATATGCCAGAGTATATCATCAAAGAAGCGATTCCCATGCACAATGGGAAGTACAACAATATGCACATGCCATTGGGCAAATAATTGAACCTTTGTTTCCAGAATCTTGGAAGGTTCTTACTGCTAAGACCACAAATTGACCATACATATCTTACCAACTTTAACAGGAGAAAAAATGAATACTGATATTAAATTACCCACTCTTTACCAAGAGTTTATACACCTTTCTCGTTACTCGCGCTGGCTCGAATCTGAAAAAAGAAGAGAAACCTGGCAAGAAACTGTTAAGAGGTATTTTGATTTCTTTGAAAATCATTTGAAGGAAAAGCAAAAGTTTATTCTTTCAAAGGAATTGAGAAGCGAATTGGAAACATCTGTTTTGAATTTAGAAATCATGCCAAGCATGAGATCTTTAATGACGGCAGGTGAAGCACTTGATCGTGACAATACAGCAGGATATAATTGCTCGTATGTTGCAATCAATCGTGTTCGCGCATTTGATGAAATACTATATATTTTAATGTGTGGTACTGGTGTGGGTTTTTCTGTAGAGAGACAATATGTAGAGAAGTTGCCGACTATCGCAGAGGAGTTTACTAACAGTGAAACCACTATTGTTGTCCAAGATAGTAAGGCTGGTTGGGCTAAAGCGTATAGAGAACTTGTTTCCCTTCTTATTGGAGGTCAGGTTCCTAACTGGGACATCTCAAAGGTTCGTCCTTCTGGCGCGAGACTTAAGACATTTGGTGGTCGTGCATCAGGTCCGGGGCCACTCGAAGATCTCTTTAGATTCACAACTGATACTTTTAAAAAGGCTTCAGGAAGAAAACTCACTTCCATCGAATGCCATGATATCGTATGTAAGATTGCAGAAGTTGTCGTGGTCGGAGGTGTGCGACGATCAGCACTTATATCACTTAGTAATCTCACTGATGAACGAATGCGGGATGCAAAATCCGGCGCTTGGTGGAACGACAATCCACAGCGCGCACTGGCCAACAACTCCGTTGCCTATAAAGAAAAACCAGACATGGGCATCTTTATGGAAGAATGGGTATCTCTTTATAAGAGCAAGAGCGGCGAACGTGGCATCTTTAATCGTGAGGCTTGCAAAAAGACTGTTGCTAAGTTAGGCGATAGACGAGATCCAAATTATGATTTCGGTACAAACCCATGCTCCGAAATCATTCTACGCGACCGTGAGTTCTGCAACCTCACAGAAGTCGTTGTAAGAGCAGAAGACACCGGAGAGAGTCTTGCTCGTAAGGTCCGTTTAGCGACGATCCTAGGTACGTTCCAAGCGTCTTTAACGAACTTCCCCTACCTCTCAAGTGAATGGAAGAAGAACTGCGAAGAGGAGGCTTTGCTTGGTGTTTCTCTTACAGGCATTCTTGACAACGAAAATATGGCAACTGATGTTATTCGTCTGGAGAAGGGATTGATAGAACTGAAGGAATTGGCAATCAAAACAAACAAGGAATATGCCAAGAAGATCAATATCAATCCCGCCGCAGCAATTACTTGTGTCAAACCGTCTGGAACGGTTTCACAATTGGTTGACGCCGCATCAGGAATCCATCCTCGTCACAGCGAATACTATATTCGTACCGTTCGTGCCGATCAAAAGGATCCTCTATGCAAGATGATGATTGATATGGGATTCCCATACGAGAAGTGTGTAATGAAACCCGATTCAGTTATGGTATTCTCCTTTCCAACCAAATCGCCAGAAGGATGCTCCACCCGTAACGATCTCTCTGCCCTAGATCACTTGGCACTTTGGTTGACTTATCAACGATTCTGGTGTGAACATAAACCAAGCATCACCGTAACAGTTCGTGAAAACGAATGGATGGAAGTTGGTGCATGGGTTTACAAGCACTTTGATGAGATCAGTGGTATTTCATTCTTGCCACATAGCGATCACAATTATCGTCAAGCACCTTATCAAGAGTGCAGCAAGGAAGAATATGAAGCACTCTTTGCTAAGATGCCACGAAATGTTAATTGGGGCGATCTAGTCAAGTACGAAAAGGAAGACAAGACTTCCGGTATTCAGACATTTGCTTGCAGCGGAGACAAGTGTGAATTGGTTGACATTTCGGCATAAATTTGCAATTTTGTAAATTAGGCATATAAATATTTTAGACCTCGAAGTAGTCGTGAATCGCACCCGAAGTAGGTAGATTCACGGCTGCTCGGGGCACGATAAATAATAGAAATGCACTACAAGACTGTTTTTCTTTCAGACTTCCACCTTGCTTCCAAGAAAGCAAAGACAAAGCCTCTGATCGCATTTCTAAAAAATAATGAATTTGATAATATCTTCCTTGTGGGAGATATTATCGATATATGGAGATTCAAACAGGCATTCTCAATGAATGCCGAGAAACAAAATCACCATATGGAAGTGATCGAAAGATTGCTCAAACTTTCCCGCAAGGGAACAAAGATTCATTACATCTATGGAAACCATGATGAGTTCAT